TTATTAAATCCTTATCGGAGGTATTGTAATGGCTAACGACAGAAACGATTTTGCACCTGAAATACGCAATAGTGCTTGGTGGGCATCTGACACCCGTAGAGCTATTCAAGGTCATGCAGTAGAGACTATTCTTATTAAACAAGGCAAGTTGCCTCCTCCTGATTTGTCAGGTATCGAGGCAGTTCAAATGGGTCACATTATGCAACCTACCATTGGTAGACTAGCACAAGACCGTTTAAAGAAGGAACTAAAAGATGCAGACTACGCACTTACTCATAACTCTGAGCCTTGGTTTCGCAGTCATTTTGATTTTATTAGCTCTGACGGAAGAACCTTGGTTGAAGTTAAAAACTATAATGCGAATGCTCGATCTAAGTTTGATCCTGATAGTAATCGCATTCCTACTGTCGATTACAGCCAGTTAGTCCATGAAAGCGCAGTCCATCGTATTAACCATGTAGTCCTAGCGGTTCTGTTCGGTGGTCAAGAGTTTCATACCTTTGAGTTTAATGTGACTGAGCAAGAGCATAGCGAGTTAATACAGTCCATGGCGGTGTTTTGGGGTCATGTTCAATCAAATACGCAACCAGAGGCTAAGTCCATAGAAGATACTAAACTCTTATTTCCTACCAGTATGGAAGGTGTTGTGATAGCTACTGCTGAGATGGAGAGAGTGATTGGCGATCTTAAATCTATTAAAGGCAAGATTAAAGAGTTAGAGGAAATCCAAGAGCAATGGGAGTTAGTATTGCGTAATTCTTTAGCAGACAAAGCAGAGATACGATCTTTTGATGGTAATACCCTAGTTACATGGAAGTCATCTAAGGCAAGTATGCGGTTCTCTACAGATTTGTTTAAGAGTGCGATGCCTGACATCTATGAGAAGTTTATCGTGGAAAGTAGTGGTAGTAGACGTTTTTTAATTAAATAACCTAACTAAATTAAAGGAAATCAATATGAGTAATATTATTCCGTACGCTGATATGGAACAGATGGCAAAGGCGATGGTAGCTAGTAAGCTCTTTGGTGTGAAAGATGTCAATGAAGTAATAGCTCTCGGACTAGTTGCACAGGCTGACGGTATGCCGTTTGCATCGGCAGTACGAGACTATGACATTATTCTCGGTAGACCAGCTCTTAAATCTTCAGCTATGCAAGCAAGATTCCAAGCTGCTGGCGGTAAGATCGAGTGGCAAGCATACACAGATATAGAGTGTACAGGCGTTTTCTCACACCCAAACGGGGGTAGTCTCACCTTAACATGGACTATCGAACAGGCACGCTCTATAGGGCTTGTAAAGCCTAATTCGGGATGGACTAAGTATCCTAGAGCCATGTTACGTGCTAGATGCCTTAGTGAGGGTATTAGGACTGTATTCCCAGGTTGTTTAGGCAATATGTATGCACCCGAAGAAGTCCAAGACTTTGATGAGAAACCGAGAGCAATGCGAGACATTACACCAACCACATACGCTGGTGCAGAGCCAGTAGCACTTGTAGACATGGTGGATGATGAAGTAGATGTCAATACTTTAAAACTCTATGTTCCTAATCAAGACGAACCCTACGCTAAGTATCTGAATATCAAGGATTGGCAAATGGGATTCCTAGATATGGCAAGAAGGATTTATACAAGTCCTAAGTTTGATGAGGCAACACGTATTGAGAAGTACACAGCATTAAAGGTAGCAAATAAGGAGTACATGGACACTTGGGACTCGATGCAAACAGCAGAGTTACTCGGTGGATTAAACAGATTAAATAAGGAGTTAAATAATGGCTAGTGGACACATTGCACAGGTAGGAAAAGGGGTTCTCATGCAGAACACAAAGAAAACATCTGAGAAGTCGCCTGATTGGAAGGGTACTCTCATGTTAAGTGAGGACTATAAAGCTGGTCAAACAGTCAAGATTGCTGGCTGGACTAAGGCTACACCAATGGGTTCTTTAATTAGCCTCTCTGAGGACAACTGGAAACCTAATCCTGACTCGAACTATCCAAAAGAGATTCCACGTAAGGTAAGCGATCAGGATGTGCCTTTTTGATTACTTTGTACTTACCTTATCCACCTAGTATTAATAATTACTGGATTGCAAGTGGACACAGACGCTTTATAAGCCAACGGGGTCGTGATTTTAAGGCTGCTGTGTTTACTTACGTGATTGACAATAAAACACCTAATTTGGGGTCAATACCAGTAAATATTGACATTATTTTGAGACCTAGATCAAAAAAACTCATGGATATTGATAATTGTATTAAACCAATCCTTGATGCAATACAAGACGCTGGTGTGATTGATGATGATGTACAGGTGGCTAGGGTGAGTATCGAACGTGGATTAATACAAAAGGGCGGTGGTTGTGTCGTAATGATCATTCCCATGAGTCAAGACGTGAATCTAGCACCAATTAGCTAGATAGTTAGGTGGTTGCGCCAGCCAACTTTCTTGGCAAGCTGGCATAACCTAAACTGGAGAAAAGAATGAAATCAATGCACTTTGCTTTTGTCGGTATGTGGATTATATTCTGTGGGCTAATTATTTATCTCACCGAAGTGAGTCGTAAAGAAGAATATTTCAAAATTGATTGTATGACCGTCATGGGTGGTTGGCATCCTGATATTCCTAAGAAATTTACAGAACTGTGTTTAGCTGCCAAACAAGAAAGGAACGATAGATGAGTGAAATAATATTTAATCCTGACATATTGCCTACACAAAAAGAGTGGAAATTAATTTGCAAAATGGTTAAGCAACAACAACGTGAGTTAACTGAGGATGAGATAAGAGAAGTTGCTGATAGCGTTTGTCATGCATGGAAAAAGAATGGTGTTGGCGAACTTTACATGACAGATTTTGCAAGAGCAATATTAAGAAAGGCGAGTGAGAAATGAACCAAAATATTTTTTGTAGCAAATGCCACAGAATACCTAGTCAATGTCGTTGTGCAAGAGCAATATTGCAGAAAGCGAGTGAGAAATGATCGCAGATACATCCGTTATTGCTTACAACGAACATAAAGCTAGTGGTAAAGTCGGTCAACAGTCTAATTTCCTCTTAAATTACATGAAATCAGGTGTCTCTTATTCCAGACGGGAGTTAGCAAAGCAAACAGGTATCGAGTTATCTTCCGTTTGTGGGCGCATCAATGAACTCTTAGAAATGGGTCTCATTGAAGAAGGCACTAAGCGTAAATGCTTGATTACTCAAAAACTCATTACACCCGTTATAAAGGATGCTCTATTTTGAACTTATCTGTCTTTTCTCTTTATTGGGATAATATTGATGACCGTATTGTCTCCTATCAACGTGAAGTCATGCTTAATCACGGTATTCCTATTCAACAACACCGTATTAATGGATTTGATCACGGCACTTGGATGGACTGGACTATGAAACGTAATTCTGAGTTAGTTTTATTCATGGATATTGATTGCATCATCCTCAACAAGGATAAAGCGTTCAAATACATTGAAATGGCTACAAATGGCAGTTTAGTCGGCAATGTACAAGCTACCAATCACATGGGTTTTGATATTGCTCAAAAACTGTTCGCTGCACCATCTTTTCTCTGCGTTCATAAAGAAATGTGGACAAAGCTCGGTAAACCGTCTTTTAAGCCTACGCCATACGGAGATGTAGCACAACTACTCACCGATACATGGAAACGCCATAACGTGCCTGTAGAATACCTTTCTGTAACTAATTTTGAAGTACCAAAATGGGACTTGCCAGGCGCACCACAATCTTACGGAATTGGCACTACATTTGGTGATTGTGTCTACCATCTCTTTGAATCACGAGAAAGTAGCAATATTGATCGTTTTTTAGCTAAATGTGGCGAGGTCTTAGATGCTTAAAGTAGCCGTAATCACACCATCCGTCAATACAGAGTATTTGATACGTGCAATCAAAAGTGTGCAAAATCAAACACTTGAATGTAAGCATTATGTAGTAAATGATGGAAAAGACGATTTTTCTTGGGGTGGGGAGAGCGTTATCAATTTGCCAGAAAACACGGGAAGGGCAGATGGAGTTATTTGGAACGGTCATCGTATCTACGCTGGCTTGCCATTTATGCTTAATGCTGACTATGTAATATTTTTGGATGAGGATAATTGGTTTGATGAGAACCATGTCGAATCAATGGTCAATCTCTGCGAATCTGAGAACTTAGATTGGTGTTTCTCCTTACGTAAGATAGTCAATCAGAAAGGCGAATATGTCTGCAATGATGACTGCGAGAGCCTTGGAAACATCGCTGATGCGATTGGTATGGGTCATGGATTTGTCGATACCAACTGTTACTGTATTCGTGGCAACATATTACCGTCTGTCAGCCCTGCTTGGATGACACCAGCTATCGGTGATCGCACATTCTACTTAGAGCTTGCTAAGAAGTATCCGAACTTCAAATGTACGAATCAATACACCGTCAATTACACGACAAGAGATGCTTTACTTCCGATGTTTATCAACAACCCTAAAAAGGATAAGAATATGCCTAAAGTTTTCCTAGCAACACCCATGTATGGTGGTATGTGTACTGGTTATTACACACAGTCTATTTTACAGCTCAATAATCTACTCAGAGACTCAGGCGTGGATTGCATGATGAGTTTTATGTTTAATGAGAGCCTGATAACCCGTGCAAGGAACGGATTAGCCAAGGCTTTCTTAGATACAGACTGTACGCATTTGTTTTTTGTAGATGCAGACATACGGTTTCAAGCACAAGACGTAATCAGGATGCTGAACGCTGAAAAAGAAGTCATCTGTGGTATTTATCCTAAGAAAGAGGTCAATTGGGATACGGTCAGACGTGCTATGGACAATGGTGTACCCAATGATGAACTGAAAAGACACACGGGTAGCTTTGTAGTCAACTTAGTGAACTATGTAAATGAAGTAACTGTACCAGTAGGTGAGCCAGTAGAAATCTTTAATGGTGGTACAGGATTCATGTTAATCAAGCGAGGTGTGTTTGATGAACTGCGAGATCATGTTCCAACCTACACCAATGATGTACATGACTTAGGGAATACCCTAAAGTCTGATCTAATTCATGAATACTTTGCCACAAGCATTGAGGATGGTACAAACCGATTACTCTCAGAGGATTATCATTTCTGTAACATCTATCGGAAGATTGGTGGGAAGATATACGCTGCACCATGGGCGCAACTAGCGCACATTGGTACATATTGTTTTGAAGGTCAACTGACACCAGCCGTATGAGTTACGTTCCCGAACAGTCTCACCCAAACAACTTTCTAGTCAACCTAGTTAGTCAAGCCATGGAGAAAGCACACTATGGCTTGGTAGCTGGTGGTAAAAGAGACTTACCTGACTACAAATATCTCAATCTCAACCCTGGAGAACACTATCGTTTGCTCAAAGCAATGGTGCAGATACTCAAACCAAAGACTAGTATTGAAATAGGTACATTTACTGGTCTAGGAACGATTGCATTGCATGAAGCAGGGTATGGTTATGTGCATACGTTTGACATCATACCGTGGGATCACCTAATGAGCCACCTAACTCCTGAACACTTTAAAGATCGGATGGCGCAACACATTGCTGACCTAACTGATCTTATGGAATACAGAAAGTACAATCATCTGTTTCAAAATGCCGATATTATCTTTATGGATGCACCTAAAGATGGTGTGTTTGAGCCAAAGATGGTGGATTTACTCTTAAAACTGACACCAAAAGAGAATCGCATCCTAGTTATGGATGACATCTGGTTTGATTGTATGCAACCCCTATGGCGTAGTATCAAGTTACCAAAGATTGATATTACATCCCTTGGTCATTGGTCAGGCACAGGAATTGTAGACTTATCGCTTGGCGGTACGCTTTGAATCCTTGAAATCCTTGGCGGTAGGCGCACCCTTACTGCCAACTTTTCGCATCTTCTCTTTTGAGCCAGCAGCTATTCTTGCACGTTTGGCTAAAATATTGGCATACAATCCGTTTTTCATCTACACCCCCATCGTTGTCTGGCAGCCTTACCACGTTCACCTTTCCAACTCTGTGACCTAGCGCAAAAAGACTTGTGCCGTGGTCCTGATTTGGTTGGTGCTTGTAGTTTGCTACCTGTTTCTCGGTTATATTTCGCTCTACCCTTGGCAGTCAATCCACTACCAGCTTTGACGGATAACTTCTCGCCTCGACCTACTGACAGATTAACATTTTTCTTAACCATTATCTTTTAGAAGTACGAGCTTTTTTAGTCATACGTTTCTCATTGAGAGAGGCAGCCACAGCCATCTTTTGTGGATAACCTTCTTTAAGCATTTTACGAATGTTTGCAGAAACAGTTTTTTGACTTGTACCTTTTTTTAACGGCATTATTTAACTCCTAAGTATTTTCTAATTTCATCTAAAACTCGCAATTGTTGAGGCGTATATGCGTCTTTAGAATTTTCCCATTGATCAAAAGTATACCCCCTAAAATAGCCAGGCATACCGCTCGCTTTTTTCCAATCCTCAAATGGTCTGGACTCTCTATATTCAGGATGTTCCTGATAATATTTGTATTGTTCTTGTAATCTCTGCTCTTGTTCTGGAGTAAAAGATTGTGAAAATTGTTGATAGCGTTCTGAAAGGTAGGGGTCTTTCTCAACACCATAATGGCTTACATAATCACCCAAAATATCTAAAGGTCTTGTCTTAGGATTGAAAACTTCAAGTCCTATTTTCCCCATAGGAAATTCTTTAGGTCTTGGATATTCAGGAGAGCCTGGTTCATCTTCTCCATAAAACTCTAAAAATCCTCTGCCCTCATTAGGTGAGTATTTAAAAGAAATGTCTTTATCGGCAAGGTAAGGGTATTCTTGCTTTGTTCTTTCAAACATCATTGAACCCATTACATCATCGTTTGACACTTCATCAGGCATATACTCTAACTCCCTGTTTATCTATTATCAACGCTTGTTTACGAGCTGTATTGTGAATTGAATTAGGAATACTAATGTGTGTCCATCTATCAAATTCACGGATAATCTGATCATAGCCTAAATCTGAGGCTATTACAGCTTTAACTACTTCATCAGGAGTCATGCCAGGCACTCTTATGTCGGCAGCACAACCAAGCCTATGCTGACTAGTATCTTTAGAACCAACAGCATCATTAACCAGTTTAGAGCGGAAAGCACTATTAACCATAATGGGCTTGTTTCCCAATAATGTTTTAACATCCTCCAAGAACTCAGCAAGACGGGTGAGGTTTGCAATTTCAGTATCATTCGGACTATTATCCAATGTACGATGATCGGTATGCGTAAGTTCTTCAAGTGTAAAATGTTCCGTTAAATTCATTTCTTAGCCTTCATATCCATGATTTTCTCAAGAGTACGACCACCAAAGTAAAAGCTCATTATAAGCATACCCCATTGACCTAGCAACTCTACGTAGTTGTTGTTTACCTCAATATCCCATGCAGACATCATTCCAAACGTAGTATAGGTTATTAGAATAAATACAAGAGTCATAGGGCGAATGTTTTTAGACATCCAAGAGTCTGACATCATGTCAGCAGATTGTCGCTTGGTGAGTTCTTGAGCCTCTATATTGTCAGCGTTCAATTCTGCTAGTTTACCTTCTTGTTGCATCTTCAGCAACTCTTGCTGTGCCTTTGCTTTAGCCTCTGGGTCAGGTACAAACTTATCCAAGACTTTCATACCAACATCAAATAAAGCTGTAAGTGGAAACATTATCTAGCCTTTCTAAAGTGTAATAAAGCTAAGTCAAAAATAATAATAGATGCACCAATATCCTTAGTTATCCACAGAGGAAACAAAGTATCTACAGGGTACGAACCAAACTCAAAGTAATGTAATGAACGCATGACTTGCACCATTAATCCAGTTGTCATAACAAATATGCCGATCTTAGATAGCATACGCATATCAGTAAAGAATCCTGAAAAGGCTAAGAAAGCTACGACAAAGACCGCAATTAGTTCAATGACTAGAATAGACATGAGCCAATGTATTAGTGTCATTTCTTTGCTCTTTTTTGTTTAATTTCTTCTGCTACTTCTGAAATATCCATGTGTTCTCGCTTGACCATGTAATTGGACACCCAATTAATGACAGCCACACTAAGTAAACCTAGTACCCATGCCAATCCAATTAGCATATCTAGCTTATCAGAGCCAATACTTAACTTCTCAGCCACTATTCCTGTAAATGCAAAACCTGCCATTGCACTAATACCGCCAGCAATAAAGACAGAGGCAACCTTACCTTTTTCTTGTAGTTTTTCAGGAGTCCAGAACATAGCAAGACTAAGCCCACCAAATAAACCACCTAGGGCTGGTGCTAGTTTGTCAATCAAGAATCCATCAGGCATCATTTTTCAATGAGAATACTATTTACAGACCTTCGCCTGGGGTTACATACATTACACCTGTACCTGTAGCAGTAATACCAGATACATACAAGGTAGATACGCCACTTGAAAATGCTTGGGGTACTGTAAATATTTGTGTGGCATTGTTGTGCATAATCATGCCATAAGCAGGAGTGCCAACGACAGGAACGGCAGCAGCGTTACTTGGCGTACCTGTGAAACGAACAAATATTTCTCCAGCCGTACCGTTATGTATTCGAACTTGATTACAAGGACTGTCTGCATTAACCGCTATTTCGGATGTAGTTGTTGTCAGGTTAGCTCGATAGGTTTTACCCATCGGCTGAAAAGGAATATTATTAGCCATTAGATAATCCTATTTTTCTCAGGCTTTGTAGTAGACGATATTTTGCTGTTGTATTCGCCTTCTTCAAAACAAAATACACTACGGAATCCACCCATCGGAACTTGTCCTGGTGACCATTTTTGTGTACGAATTGTAGTGTCAGATGGTTGCTGTGGGCGTGTTGGCTTGCCTGGCATCTGAGAATAATTTAATTCTTCTGCACCTTTAACACTACTCTTGTTTGTCCAATCTTTCGGGTTTCTCATTTTTAGTCCTATCTTTCATGTGAATTAATGCAAAACTGAAAACACAAAAAAATGCCATAGTTCCCAATCTCTCCAATGTCGGTATATACATTGTCCAACAGGCTAGACTAAATGACAACCCTAGAGCAATGATTACCAACAAACGATCTGTAATAATTTGTAATGCTAAACGTATTAATGAAACTGCTTCCATAATTATCCCCTTTGATTAACCAGTACACAGTTTAACCTACTCGTCATCATCTGTGTTGATAAAACCACTACCCCACTCATCGTCACTTAACTTCTGTTTCAATTTCTCAATGTTTATTGCTCGATCAATCACTTTACATTTGTCAGTTAAAGAGGCTTGTTCATCTTGCATTACCTCTTGCAATAGCTTACTAACAGCATCCTCAAGGTCTGGATTAACGCCTTTATTTTTTTTACTCATTATTTACCTAACAAAGCATCTAAAGGATTAATTAAAAAATTTAAACCACGAGCAGATTCAGCAGCTAAACCTCTAAAGGTTGTACGAACTATAAATTCTTGTATACCGCTTAGTTTTTGTTGTGGACTAATATCTAATCGACTACTTAATTCGTCAATCTTTGATGTTAATGTATTTATTTCAGCTTTAGTCATTAAACCGCTTGACTCAACAAAAGGTGAAATATCTTTACGCCAAGCATCAATTGCTCCTGCTGGACTTCTACTGGCTTTATTAGCAATAATTTGTTTAATTGCGTCTACTGCCATTTTCTGTGTTTGAGCATCTTTAGTTAATATTGGTCCTACTTGCTCCCAAAGTTTAGGACTACCACTTAGGATAATTTCCTCCATACGTCTTACTGGAGAGGCATCACCTAAAATTAATTTACGTATTGCTTCACTTTGAGAAGTAAGAGGAGCTTGTTGTTTACGTAATAAATTTGCTTGTTTTTCTGCTTCTGAAACTACTCGCTCTTGTTGTTTACCAACAGCTTTAGTAACGTCAGTTGTTTGTTTTTCAGCACTTTTTGCTATGTTTTCAGCTTGTTTTAGTGCATCACTTGTAACTTTTTCTGCTTGTTTCTCTGCTTGTTGTAGGATGTTTTCTCCTGCTTTACCACCTGTAGTTCGAAAACGTTGCGCTACGTCAGCTAATTCTTGCTCTCTTTGTAATGCGGATTTTTCAGCTACTTTTGGTAAATTTCTTGCTTCTGTACGTAATGATTGAGCTAACGTACTTCTTGCTCCACCAAAAGTCTCAGCTCTACCTAAACCTTGTGAGGCAGTATTTAACTCAGAAAACAGTTTAGGTAATGTACGCTCATTTAACCAATCATTATTTGTTTGTAAGAAAGATTGAATCTTTTTTGAATCAGCATTTTTTAATATATTGACAACATAATTTCTAGCAATATTTTCTATAGACTGTGGATTTACACCTGACAAACTGACAATATCTTTGATGGCAGTTTCATTATTAAAGACAGCTTTAGCAATACTAGCTGGATTCGTTACAAAACGACCCATGTCAAAATCTTCTTTACCAACAATCATTTGCCCTAGTTTTGTTTTAAAAGCATTTAAAGGTATTGAATCATTTTGATATTGTTTCAAAGCAGTTGCAATGCTTGGAGAAAATTCTCTTTGAACAGACTCAACACCTTCTGCAAGTTTTTTGGCTGTACTTTGACTAATTGCATCTGCGCCTTCTGCTGGCAATCCAGAGGCTCTATCTCTTAATACTCTACGTAATGTTTCTAATCCACGAAAACTTAATAAATCATTAGGTATTTCTACAACTTCACCACCAACTTCTTTTCTAGTAGTTGGTTCTAGGGCTTTTGATATAGCTGTTAATTGTTGTTTAATTGCGCCTTCAGGAACATTGGCTAAATTAGTTGTAGGGTCTGTCAGAGCATCTTTAACTTGTTTACTAAAGTCTGCAAATGCTTGAGTTTTATTTGCTGTATTACCTTGTTGTTCTTTGATTAAAGCAAAATTAAATGCCTCACTAAAATTAGCGTCTGCCTTTTGATCTCTTGTTTTTTTTAATAAATCAAACCTTGGTAACAATAAATTTCTTATTTGTTCACCAGACTGTGTTTCTGTTAGAGGAGTACCTATGTCAGCAATCTTTTGTTGTGCTGCGCCTAATTCTCTAGTTGATTTAACAACTTGACCACCAGCCTGTTGGCGCAACTTTAATATTCTTTGTTGTGCATCTCGCAATATCTGTTGAGCTTGTTCTTGACCTTGTTTAATTGCTTGTCTAGCATCTATTTCTAAAACATCGCCAATATTTGATGAAGAAGTTCTTGCTCTATCTCGAATTGCATTAGCTTTTGCTTCAGCAGTATTAATTACAGACCGTGCCGACATCTCCGCAGTTTGATTTAATTTTTGTATACCAGCTAACAATTCTCTATCTAAATTTGCAGAACGTTGTGTTGCACCCGTCATTAAATCATTTGCTTGTTTTTCTAAAAGATTTACTTGTTGCGTATAGCTAGATATTAAGTTATCAGTACCTTCTTTTAACACATTATAAGAATAAACAAGTGGTTGATCCGCTACTTTTCCACCACGTATGTCATTAACAATTTTTTCTAAAAATGATCTTTGACTTGGGGTTAATACTTTTTCTTCTGTACCAAACATCTTAGCTACATCATTCATTGCTTGATTGACTGTGCCTTTTGTGGCTACAGGAATCATGTAACCAATTCCTTTAAGAAGTGCTTTTGAAAATTCAGGTGCTACAGCTCCTGCTGCAAAACGTGCAACTTCTTCAGTACCTTTACTAGCACCAAACACATCACGGGCAGTTTGTCCTACAACTTCTTCAGCAGCTCCACTAATAGCACCAGCACCAGCACTTGCCAATCTTTGACCTCTCATGCCACGACCCATCATCATCAATGGTGGACCAACAGGAGCTGTTAAAGGAAACATGGATAGACCCATTCCAGCACCAGTTATAATTTCGGGAGCTAACGCACCAAATCCAGCAGCAATCGCTGATGTACCAACAACATCTTTTGCACGTTCTTTTAACGTAGGTGCTTTATCTATTTTTTCAGTTTTTAATAAAGGAACATCGCTATCTTTACTTAAAAACTTATCAGGATCAAACGCTGTGGTTTTAGGTTCAGTAATTTTAGGTTCTGTTTTTGCTAAATAAGCATCAGGATCAAAAGCCATTATTCAACTCCTAAACGTTTTTTAATTGCTTTAGCTTGAGGAGTCTCAGGGTTTGCATTTGCCCAAGCCAAAGCCTGTTCTGCTTCTGAATCAGTTGCTCCTGCACTATAATTTTGTCCAGGTATTAAATTTATTCTTTCCCCAGGTGAAACTTTAATGTCTGGAAATTTATAAAATTGTTTATCAAAACTTATTTGATTTTGAACTCGTTTTTGCATACCATTAATTTTGTTTACCATCATTTCAGGATTATCACCTGGTTGTGGAACAGTACCGTAACTACGTAATGCTTCACCGCCAGTAACTGCTTTACCAGAAATATCTAAATAATAATTGTTACGAATATCTCTTACTTTAGTTAAAAACTCTTGTAATTCATTAGGAATATTTGAATTAATTGCTTGATTTAACCATTTACCTTCTTCAGTAAAAAACGCTTCTACACGATATTGTTTTATTAAATTAACCATTTTAGGATCAGACAAATCTTTTCTTAAATCATTTAAATCTTCATCTAAAATAAGTTTAGATCGGAATCCATCTACTGCTTTAGCTGTAGCTTTAGGTCCTGCTCCACTTGCTGCGCCTAATTTTTGTGAGCCAAAGAATCTTTTAGCTTCAGGGCTATCAGCTCCATATTCCACAGAAGTTCCAATAGGATTCTTTGGATCATACATAACAATTGAGCCGTCAGCTTTTTGGAGAATTTGAAAATTAGCTTGATTTTGTTGTAGTCTTTTTAAACGTGCATCTTCTTCTTTTTGTTTAAATTCTTTTACTTTAAAGTCTACAGTTAAACCACTATCTAATAATTTTAATGCGCCTTCTACATTGCCTTTATTTAACATATTACCTAAAACAGAGTTAGTTCCAGCTAAAGCAATTGCTTGTTGTCCAGCAGCGTAGGATGCTTCTTTATCTATACCACGCAATTGAATAGATTTTTCTAATTGTTTTTCTATTTCATTACGTAGGTCTGTAATACGTTTGTATTCTTTATCAAATTCTTTGACTTCTTTTTCATACAAGTCTTTACGACCAGTTTGCCAACCCTTTAACATTCCTGTCATAGCGTTCATGGCGTTGTTAGCACCCATCTTTCCTGATGAACCTACAATCATTCCCAAAGTAGATACCATGCTAAATAGTGCGCCTAAAGAGGCTAAGTTTTCTTTAGTAGGATGAAACTCTGGGCGTGGGTATTCATCTTTCTTTATTTGATTAGCATCTATATCACTTCGTATATCAGTAGCATATTGTTTTTCAACACTAGACTTTAATCCTAGATTTGCTGCATCCATTCCTAATTTAGTTCGAGCGGTATCTACATCTACTTGTGTTTTTTGTTGCAACAAACCTGATTGATCTTTTAAGAATTGTTGCGTTAATGGATCATACTTTTCTGTTTTTAAAGGAGGCACTTCAACCTTTGGTGCTTCAGGAAATTTAATCGGCAATACTTCAGGCTTAACATTTAAACCTTGTTGTAGATTATTTTGACTAGTTATTTCATCAGGATTAATCATATTAAACTCCTCTTACAGCCGTTGGTGGTAAATAACCATACGTTCCACCGCTAGCTATTTGTGCTAACTGCGTGTAGAAGTTATTAGTTGTTTGAGCCATTGAACGATCCATTTGTAAACCTGTACGGATAGCACCTAACGCAATATTGTCACCTATTTGAGCCACTTGCAAGCCATACTTATATTGGCTATCTAATAAGTTATTGTAAATCTGTGCAATTTGGTTAGCTGATTGTTGTTGACCAACACCACCACGACCTGCAACTGATTGAGCTATTCGAGCTTTAGCAGCGTCTAATGATGCTTGAGATTGAGGAGTCAATTGACCAGCTTGTGCTTGTGTCATTAACTTTTGCCCTGCTTCTGTGTATGGTTGTGCAATAGCTTTTTGTTCTGCTGTGGCAGCTTGTGCTTGTTGTCCTTGACGTTTGTTTTGTAATGCACCGATTAATCCCAAACCACCAGCTAAACCTAAACGACCTAAAGTGTCAGGTTTTGTTAAAGCTGTTTTAGTTTGTTTAGTAAATTCATCTAAGAAACTAGGTTCTGGTTTTTGTCCTGGTGTTATTTGTTGACCTGGTGCTTGATTAACTAAAATACGATTAATATCTTGTTCACTATAATTTGCTGGTGAGTATAATGTTGCACCTTCTGGATAATATCCTCCTTGAATTTCTTTACCAACAGGAGCAGTTACACCAGTACCAGTTATAGGCGTATCATATCCAAGATTTCCATAATCTATAGGGGTATCTCCACCAAAATTACCGTAATTAACAGATGCTTGATTAATTTGGTCAGGGGATAATATGTATGAAACGTCTGAAGGTGTATATTGACTTGCATCTTGATAACCAAATTCTCTTTGAGGTGCATTTCCTACATCATCAAAATTATCATAAAAAACATCTTCTTGAAACTCAGGCAATCCAGTTTCAGGGTTAGGTTCTCCACTACCACCAGCTCTTTTAAGTAAGGCAGCTTCTTGAGGATTAATGTGCGCTAGGATTGTATCCTTACCACGCCCTTTAGAACGCAGTAATTGTGCAAGACCTGCAAGGTCAGTACCTAATGCTTTTGATAGATTTTTAGCCATGTTATATTCCTAACGTTCCTCTTAAAGATTCTGTATTCCAGACATCACGTCTTTTTTTGTTGTCACTCTCTAATAAATACGGTTCTGATGTAGATGATATATCAGGTCTAGTTGCTAATCCTGTTCCTAAAACAGTTCCAACATTAGTATTTAAGTTTAATGATGAGGCTAATGCCCTGTTTGTTTTAGTAGGTAAATTCCTACGATTAGGTATATCAAGTATTGTTAAATTAACGCTAGGTTCATCTTTTACAGTTTTTGTTGGTGGTTTTACCGTTTCATCCACTACTTCTTCATCAACCACTTCATCTATTGGAACTTCATCAACAGGCAACTCATCAACAGGTACTTCATCAACAGGTGGATTTACTGTTATAGGTTCTACTGTTGGATCAGATATTGGTGGTTTTATATCAGGAGGTGGAGTAACCGTAATTGGTTCTACCGTTGGATCAGTTGTTGGTGGAATTTTAGGGTTATTAATTAAATCTAGTATGTCTTGATCTGTAGTAGTTGAAGGTACAGTTGTTGTAGATGTATCTGTCGTTGAAGGTACGGTTGTTGTCGATGTGTCTATTGTTGTAGGCGTAGTTACTGGTGTTGTAACAGGTGTTGTAGTTGTGTCAACAGCATCTGGCACAGTTACAGGCGTTGTTACTGGCGGTGTAACTACAGGTGTTGTTGGTAAATTAGGGTCAACAATTGGAAATACTAAATCAAGTAAATCTTGATCAGGCGGTGTTGTTACTGGCGGTGTAGGCGTTGTTTCTAAATCAGGTAAATCGGTAGGAGTCTCTGTAGTATCTGTTAATGGAGGTTCAGTTGTATCTGTTGTTGATGGTGGCGTTATAGATGTATCTGCATCTGAAGGTTGTGAAATTGTTACTGTGGCATTTCCTGTACTAGCAACTAAAGTAGGGGGAGTATTAATAGTTTCATTCTTTTTTAACTCATCTGCAATTTGTTGCAAACGAGCTTCATCTTCAGCTTGAATTCGAGCATCTTCTTCGGCTTTTAAACGAACACGTTCAGCTTCTTCTTGTTGACGTTGAATTTCTGCAAGTCGAGCTTCTTCTTTTAGTTTTTCTTCAAGAGCTATCTTTTCCAACCGTTGTTGTTCAGCAATTCTTTCTTGTTCTGCCCTTGTTTCCGCAGCGACCCGATCTTCTTCTTGTTTTCTTTCTAATTCTTTTCTTTCTTTTTCTGCTTCTATTTGTCTACGTGTTTCTTCTGCAACAGCTTTTGTTTTTGCTTCATAATCACGAACACTATTATTGTATTGATCAACACTATCTTTTAAACGTTGTGCTTCAGTTTGATATGCCGTATAAGAACTATCATAAGCATCTTTATAGTTTTTTAAATTATCTGTTGATGCTCGAACAACATCAGCATAGTTTGTTGCAACCCATCGACCTTGAGTATTTGTTGTACCATTCTTGTATATTTCCCAAGCAGGATAATAAGAACCTCTATTTTTTACTTGAGGACCAACAATTACAGGACCATTAACACTATTAGGATAATATTTCACTCCCATTGGATTACTTTTTTGCGCTCCAAGAGAATTAGCATAGGCTTCAAAATTATTGTAATTGTTTAATTTGGTTTCATAATCAGAATATGCGGTTTTATAACCATCAAATTGTTGTTGTAACGCTGGTATCTTATTAATTAAATCATTATTAACTGCTTTTATTTGATCTTGTTGCAAAAGCATATTTGGTACTAGATTTCTAATTACATCAAACTGTGGCATTTGCATATAATTTGAATCAAAAGCAAATGTAAAAGACGGCATTTGCGTACTAGTAATGTTTTGAAATGTGTTATTAAAACTAGTTATTTCACCAAAGTCAGGCAAAGTGCTAGTATCAAATCCACCAATACTAGGACTTGGAGTGTCATAACCAACTAATGAAACTCTTGAATTTGGATAAAGATCGTCAAATGAAAAACTAAACATTATTTATCCTATTCTCAAAAACCTGATTTTTTTGGGGGTGGGGAAACATATTTATAATCCTAAACTTGCAACAATTTGTTGGTGAATTGTTAAATGTGTACCGAGCCAATCATAAAAATCATCTTCTTTTTTAAAGTCTACATCCAACATATTGAACGGATTACTCAAGTCTAAGTAGCTTGCAATAGCTTGATGCTCTACTTGATGAGCTAATAACCAGTCATCTAAGTTGTTTACATTGGCATCTGTAATGGGAAATTTAGGGTAAGAACGACCTTGATCAGTCAATGTTTCCCAAAATAACAGGTGTTGTACACCATTTTCAAACAAAAACTCTCCTAATGATTCTGGATCACCAAATTTAACAATAGAAAGAGTGTCCATATTCATAGTTAGTTCATCTTCAAAGCAATTGCTATTAACGATGCCACAATAAATCCAGCAGATGTAATTAAAATAGTTTCAATACGTTTTAACCGAGCGCAGATAGATTCATAACGTAATTCGCATACAGCTTCATGCGTATTTAACTTTGCTCTTGTTTCATCAATCAAAAATGCTGTATTTTCCATATTTACACCGCATAGTAAGGTATCTTGACGGTAGTTCCGTTCAAGAGTATTGAGATATATCCTGCTGGCACTAATGGTAAACTGGATGTAGCAAAAGTGGCTGACGCACCCGTAGTAGCTGATATATTTGCACCAGCTAAAGTCACGTTTCCTAAACTTGTGACTGTAGAACCTAAAGTAATGGTTGTATTGCCAATAATAACGTTGCTATTTGCTAAACCGTTATTAGGAATGGTAACTGAGGCTGTAACTGCACTAGTATTATTAGCATACATATAGCCTGTTAAGCTAGTAACAGTTAATGTAGTAATGTTGGTTGTGTCTCCCCCATCTACTTTTTGCCAAACAGAACCGTTGAATACCGCCCAATCACCAACACCCCAAAGTGTAACTCCATTAAGGTTAGTTGACCCTGCTACGGATACAACGTAATAGTCTCCCTTAGTTCCAACGCTTGACACTAACGTAGGATTATTTGTTGAGGCATCCCACGTTCCTCGATAGTTCAAAGAACCGAGAGCATTAGAAACTGATGAGACTGTCTTTAACATTTAGCTTCCATCCCCAGGAGTTATGTAGATAGTTGTACTTGATGAGGCATTGGCAGAGAAAAACGCATTAGGAATAAATGTCAGTATTTCATCTGTGCCTGGCAACAGAGGTAAACAATTTGCCACAGTTCCCGTTGGTGTATTAGCACCTGTAGCAGCAATGGTTGCATTAGCACCAAACCCTAAGAAAGCTGTAATTGAACCTGAATTAATAATGCGATATTGATTACCACCAAGCGTAGATGATATAGCCTGTACAGCAGCAGGAGCTGGTGTAGTAGCAGTAATCACAATTGTGTTACCAGTTACAGTAAAGGGAGCATTGACACTCATTGCACGGTTTCCTCTTGTTTAGGTACTTGTGGATTAGCTTGTTCTTTAATCTTTTGCAATAACATCCAAGCACCTGATTTAGTCGGTAATTCACCTAAAACTTGTAAAGCAAAATTTACTTCTTCTATTGTCAAATCTAATTTAATCACGGTTATCCCCTTCAGTTGTTAAAAATTACGCAGTTGTCCAAGGTGTTCCTGTTGCAGTAACAGGATTCTTGAGTAACTCAATCTGTTGTGCTAATGATGCCTCTGTTGCATCTTTGTCTACTCCACTTGTCCAACACCAATCCAAGACTTCTGCCATAGTTACATCTGCATAAGGTACTGTAGGTGTGCCATCTGCCCATGAACAAGTTGAGTAAGTAGATGTAGTGTATTCGCCATCGACAGCATTGCATTGCCAATGCGCCGTAGTTATAAAACCATTTGCAGTTTCATAGTTTGTCTGTGATACATTCCATGTAAAAGTTGCCATTATTTATTCTCCAAAACTGTTAGTCGTGTTGTTAATGATTCTATTAATGCCTGTTGTTCTTGAATTGCTTTTGTAAGTGTCGCTACTAAAAATGACACATCAATGCCTTGAGGTTTAATGTTTCCATTGGCATCTAATGCGTCTTTTGCACCAGTAACCGCATAGGGACAAACTTCTGCTAGTTCGTGAGCAATAAAGCCTTCGCCATCAGAACCATCAGCGTTCCACTTATAAGTAACTGGTTTAAGCAATGCCACTTTAGCCAATGCACCTGTCATTGGTGTTACTGTGTTTTTTAGGCGGTAATCAGATGTAACATTGTATGTAGTAGTTGCCGCATTAATAGCAATACTTCCAACTTGCGTTCCAGATTGATTTCTAAAATCAAAACCAAGAGCGCCATTTGTTGTAACTTGAACTTCACAAACATCAGATGCACCAGTACCTTTAACAACTAATTTTGCATTTGCGTTTCCAGAAGCAGGTGTAGTAAATATATTTATACCAACTAAACCAGTTTCAGTAATCTTTACACGATTTTGAATTGTTCCAACACTATCAGCAGTTCTAATTACAAATGAACTTCCACTTGTAGTATCTCTAATTCCTGCTAGCTCTACTCGACCTGAACCTGCTGACGCATTTGTTGAATTAGCAAACGCAATAGTGCTGCCTGTACCAATTCCACCAGCATCTGACCTAATCTGAAACAGAGTAGTTTCAACTGTAGTTGCACCGCCAACTATTTCAGTTTTAAAAGCAGGACTACTAGTACCTATGCCAAGATTGCCGTTTGCAAGAAGTCTAATTTTTTCATATAAAACACCGCCTGTTGCAACCATAAACCCAAGTTGTCCGTTTTGCGTTCCTGTATCAACTCCTGATGATATTGATGCTTTTACTACTGCCTCATCAAAGCCAGGGTAATAAGGTGCAAAATCTAACATTCTAGTAATTTGACCATTACCTAATGCTTCATTAGGTTTTCTTAAAACAAGTTTTCCTACTGCACCATTAGCATTAGCGGTAAGACCTGTAACTCCAATGTCTACCACGCCAGCAGTTGAAATACGCATTTTTTCTGTATTATTTGTATACCAAGTTTGAAAATAATTAGTATTTGCGTAGTTTTGAATTTCACCTGATGAATGATTTACATTTAAACTTGCTGCTAAACCACCAGCATTTGCCAAAAACTTTAAGCCATTAAGACTTGCTAAACCTGTTCCTATGTTTACATATGTTCCATCAAAAGTGAATCCAGTACTATCACTTAATAATCCACTAGCACCTGCAAATGTTACTCGACCACTTGTTAATCCTGAATCTGTAATAGATGTTGAAGTTAATGTGGTAATATTTCCTGTAGCAATATTAGCAGTATTAGTTACAGTAATATTAGTAACATTTGCTGTAGTTACCGTTACATTAGTAATGTTTACAGTTCCGCTACTAATCGTAGCGTTAGTTAATGTCAGATTACCAATAGTAGTAGTGGTATTCCCTAGGTAGATAGATGTATTACCCAAGGTAATGGGTGTGTTAAAGTTAGCATCTAAATTCGATAAGGGTATAGATGTTGTTGCCGTGCCAAAGGTGTATGGGACAGTCATATTAGAACCTCACTCTCAATTCATGTTCAAATTCAAATCCGTTATAAACAAAACCTGCGCTATTTGATGTTACTGTGCAACCTAAATACTTGCCGTATTGGGAAGCATCTGATTTAAATAATTGATAACCTACGGTATCCCAACCAATTGTTACATTGCTATTATTTTTCCACAAAATAACTGTAAAATTATTGTTAGTCCAATCAATTAAACTGGTTAATACGTTAATTGGATTTTGACTCACTTCACTATCTATGGTAGCAGTTAAATCAATCGTATTGTTGCTATTTGTTGCTTCTATGGCTAATTTTAATGCTTGTTTTGTGCGTATGGGATCACCCATTGGCATCAAAGCAGTCTGTATTCTGCTAGTAATTGTATTTGCACCATCATTATACAATTTGACTAAATTATTGCCTTGTGTACCGTAAATAGTAATCTTGCCACCAACAGTCACCGAGGCAATATAACTTAAAGTATCGCCTTGACTAGTTAAAAACCATTTTTTCTCAAAAAATACGGCTTGAATATACCGATAACTCTGGGTAAAAACCGCATCATAATATCTAAAGTTAAAACACGCACAAAGGATGTTATTTACCAAAACTTGACCAGCGTAGACAGGATTTGTAAAGTCAATGTTTGGAAACAAGCCATCTAAGCTATCAGACAGTTTACTGGTCGTTGAACCAACTAAAGCGTACATTCCATAATCGTTCATAAATAGCACAGAACGGAAGTATGGAAAGATGGTATGTTGACGTTTAGAACCTACCGAGGCAGAAACGTTGGTATTAGTAAATAAGGTTGTGCCATCGGTTTGTACTCGCACATCAGAGAATACGTTGATAGAATCATCACCAAAAATGTATAAAAAGTTATTAGCAGATAGTAATTGAGTAATGTTACCGTGTAGGGTTGAATCGGTTAATGTTAAAAAACCAGCCGATACACTTGTAAAATCGGAATAAGAACCTGCTGCGCTATAATAAATAGTTCTACCTTGCGCTATCCACAATCTCCCACTAAAGGTAGCAATAGCAGTATTAGTTGTATTATTTATTGTGGCAGTAATGGTTGCTGCGTTAGTAAATCCACCACCACTAAGGGAAACTACTAGGTTAGCTGAGTTAGTATACCCACTACCAAAGTTTGTCATGACCACTTGTGTGACAATATTTCCTAAAACAATGGCTGTACCTGCTGCGCCTGCGCCTCCACCGCCACTAATATTAACTGTTGGTGCGCTCGTATATCCAGCTCCACCAGTAATCACATTAATGGTGACTGTGCCTGTCTTAAAATTAAGTAAACTAGCTACTGCCGTAGCATTATTACCAGCACCATTAGCACTTGTTATGGTAACGGTTGGCGTGGTGTTATAACCTGTACCAGCGTTGGTAAGTGCAATAAATGAAACACTATTACCACCAGTAGTTAGGAAAGATGTAGCATTAGCTTGTATACCATTAGCATTATTGGGTGCTGATATAACTACTGAAGGTGAAACGTTATAAGCAGAGCCACCATTGCTTATAGCAACTATACCAATTGAACCTATTTCTACTAAATTAGTGCCATCCCATGAAAATAACCCGTTATTTGGGTCAATAATCATCATAAATTCGTTATTCCATTGAGCAACTTGCACTCCAGTACCAGTAAAAGTACTAGCAGTAGCAATTGTTCCTGTAGAACCGTTAATCACGTTGTAATATTGTGCGCTACCATTGGCATTAAAAGAAACTACATAATCCATAACGCCAATGTTAATAGAGTACAAATAGGTAGGGCTTGCAAAAGTAACAGCCGTATTACCGCTATAAACAGCACTATAATTAGGAATAATTTTTAGATTACCAAACCCAATAGGTTGGATATTCTCAAGCCAATATAACTCTTTCTCATCAATTGAGGTGCGATTAGCTTTGGTGTTTAGTCCTGTAAATTGTTTAACAACTTGGTAGGACTTGCGCTGTTCTGCTGCTGCCATAATTAATATGGAGAAGAATAAACACTTGGCAAACGCCTTGTGTATACAGAATTAATAATGCTATTGATTTGCTTGAGATACTCTTGTTTAAAAATCTCAGACTCACCAAAACTTTGTTCGTAAAATTTAGCTAAATAAGCTGAATAAAACGGTACGGCAGCACTATATGGATCATTAATTGAATCATTAACGGTTGGTGTAGATAAATTTAACGGATTGGGCAATACTACGCAATCTATCTCTACTTGGTAAATCTGATCTGGAACTGGTCCAATATAAATACTATTTTGACCATAAACGCTAAATGCTAAAGGTTGACCAATATAATTCTGCCAAAAACGTAATCTTGCACTAAAGTCTGACCATGCAAAATAATTCATGGGTAAACGTGAATTTCCCCAATATAAATTAATATTCACAATATCTAAGATAGTATTGCCTGAACTAGATGATAAAGGTGCAGTTCCCATGAGATTAGTTAAAGCCTCATACGAAATGTTTTCACAATTACCAACATACTGTAAAGTAGCTGTTCCATCAGCAAATGCTGTACTTGGTGGGTAATTACTATAATTATTAGTATTGTTGCCAGGATACGCTGGTGCAGTTGATCCTGATGTACCACCAGTTATATATTGATATATAAAGATATTGCTAAATACAAATGTATTAGCTGTAACTACTGTATCTGCTAACCATTGGGTAGGATATGCTGGCGTGACAGAATTAATGGTTGCGCTAGGTGCAACTTGACATGGCACTTGAGCAACAACGATTTCTCGTAATGCGCCAGAATCTCTTACTACACGCTCACGAGCAGAATTGATGTTGTCAGTTAGTTGCTGATCCGTGTAAAAATTGGCATTAGCATCATGTAACAATCTACGTACTGCGGTGAGGTAACTTGACAAAGTTGCCATTTAATTTCCATCATTTATGACGCTATTTTAAGGATGTTTCCCCGAACCTGCCTTTTAGCAGGTAGGGGTACTTTTTCCACCAACGGGGATAACGATTGGTCTTTTTTTGGAGGTTGGGTACTAATCTCCCATTGATCAAGAATAGCTAAAGCAGCCTCTAAATCGTTGGAAGTAAGACACCATCCCAACCTAGCCAAGTAAACTTCTTTATTTTCGCTACCATAACCAAATACATGACGAGCAACTTCTTCAGGAATCTCTACAGTAGTGTCTTTTGGAAAAGTATAAAAAACACCACCAAGTCCATCTTTCAGTTTCTTATCAGATCGATTTGTAACATAAATCACAGTCATTAGAAACTCACTACGTTTCCAAAAACTGATATATCACAAGTAGCTGCTACGGCTGTATTTACATTTAAAAATAAAGCTGAAGTAACAGCACCACTTACTGCGGTATTGGTTAAATACGGTTCAGCAATGTTAAGTGTAATAAATGTTCCTACACCAGTTAATTGTGTCGTTATTACATTCGATACAACTACGTTAGGTGTAGTTACATTACCCGTTGAACGTACAGAAATAGAAATGTTTGCCGTTGCTGCGCTTGCATTTGGATCACTTATAACAATTTGACGAATAATTACACTACCAGAGTTAGAAACAGCACCGCCATTGGTTAAACCACCACTATTTAAAGGGATGGTTACAATACCTAGACCTGCTGTTGCTAAACTCGCATTACGAACAAATCCAACTCGACCATAACCAAAACTATCTAAAGTTGCATTACCGACCTTATTTGGGTTTGCCATAATTTCTCTCCTTAAACGTTGTAAGTGCCAACAACAGCATTGCCACCGTTTGAGGTATAGAGAGTTAATGATTGCGTGGCTGTAGAAGCATTAGCACGAACGTTCCAACCATCAGACAAGATAGTTGTACCGCCTGTGTTAACAGCTACATAAGCTACCCAGTTATTAACTGCAACACCAGTAGCATTTTGGTATGTATTAACCTCAATCGACACGTTTGAAGTTGTCGAGTAAGGCATAATATATACACCAGCAGGTACAAACTGTGCCGATGACACACCAGCGTTCATAGCTGTTAAGTTACCGATACCAATGCTAGTAATGATTACAGGTTGCAAAAACGCACTTGGCGTATTTGTCGCAGTTTGCGAAACAAGGATTTTATTTGTGCTGAGTGACATGGTTTTTTCTCCTTATAAAGAAATAGAGTTATAACCTGAAACCCGTGTCATTGACTTAGGCTTAACGCTTACCAATTCGGCAATCATTAAAACTGCGCCAACATAACCGATCTGCCAGTTAGGAAGTGTAGACTCAAATCCAGTAAACACAAACGAACCTTGATCGTGGATGTACAAACTCATGTAGTTACTGTTAATAAAGTAAACAGTACCTTCTGGGCAGTACGGATCAGGATAAATAGGAACACCAGCAACCATTAAAGCCCTAAAAGCAGCAGATGGACCATTTGCATCGCCATCAAAACCGTTTCCTGGGGTAATAACGTACTGTTCTTGACCAACATAGTCTTGTGCTAACAATGTCCATGTACCAAAACCACAAACACCAAACGTAGGCACTTCAGCACCGTTCTTCACAGTTCCTGAAATGTATTGTAAAACGTTTTGTCTTGTAGGATTGACAGAACCAGCAGCGTACACTTTCGATTTCCACCAAGTAAAGGTAGAACGATTAATGTTACCGTAGGTAGTCATGTTTGTACCATCATCAATAGCACCAGGTAAACCGATGAACTGTTGTGTGTTGGTATAGTTAGTGTACAAAGCAGTAGCCATTGCATCCATCATTACGTTGGTCGCATCGTTCATACGAGCTTCGATCAATGGAATAATGGCATAGTCTTGCTGTACTGCACCTTCCATTCCGAGGAACGGAACTGGAGCTATCATTAACTTGAGGTTAAACTCAGCGTTGAAAGCACCTTGCTGAACTGACGGTTGTGTAAACGAACCACTATAGTCAGACCATTGTGCATTAACAAACTGTGCGCCCTGTACTGGGACTGTTACTTGGGATACACCACCAGATGCGGATTGACTGTTAGCAATCAAAGCAGCCATCAAGGGTGTGCTGTTATAAAGTTGAACAACCAGCTTGGGGATAAAGGCTCTACGAGTAACATAGGTTAACTCATTGTATTGCGATGTACCTGACGCTGGAAGAATACCGCCGCCTATAGGCATAGTTTATCTCCAAACAAAATTAAAAATATCCCCTTGTACTGCAATAAAACTTAAATACCAATGGCTTTTCTGCCAACGTTACGTATATCTTTTAAGGCTTGTGCTGCTTCATCTCTTGCACCCATCTGTGGGTTCTTCCAATACTTAGACAAGTCAAACTTGCTAATTGCACTTGGATTATAACCACTCGGTGTAGGTTCGGCTGCTTGTTTCATCCAATCAAAATACTCGGCTGCTGTTTCGTGATTGCTAATGTTCTTTGAAAGCATGATTTTTTCAATCTGCTCAACATCGGCATCATCACGGGCTAACCCTTTAGTAATCAATGATTGTCTACGTCTGTTCAATTCTTCACGGGCATCTTTTTCACGTAATTTATTTTCAGATACCAACAAACGGTTTTCCATGTCAGACATCTTTTTTTCTGTGTAATCTTGCATTTCCAGTTCAGGAATTGGTAGATCAGGCTTGACTTTTTTAGTCATGCGTAAGAAATCTTTGCGTGTGGATGGATTCTCAGCCAATTGCTTGGCTAAGAGTGCTAACTCATCACGCTGTTCTAATGAAATATCTTCTAAACTCATTTTTATCCCCTATTTAATTAAATAACTTTCTTGGTGTCACCTGGTTGTGACATAGTCATTAGATTCTTGTTTCCTGCCTTACGAGCAGAATCCAATCCACCAAATTCTGAAAAACGTGGTGTGTTAATAACTTGTCCATTTTTCTGATTGTTATCAGTTGGTCTACGTGGTGCTGATGCGCCTCTTGGTTTAAATAAGTCCATGGTTCAATCCTTTACATAGGTGGTGGTGGTGGTGGCGATACATCGCCCATTGGAGGCATTCCACCTGGAGGTGGAGGAGGCATACCCATTGGTGACATACCAGGAATCATCGGTGCTTGCTTCATTGCATTACCTTCAGGTGTAGCACCACCAGCTTGAGGTAAGGTTTGTAACAACTGCATAATTTCAGTTGGTTGCAATTCGTTGACTTTGCCTTTTTTCTGACCAATGATTGAAGTCATGGTACGTAGTGCGCCTAAAATCTTTTGTCCTTCAGGTGTCTCACTACCGATTGCTGGCAAACTCTGTTCTAGCAAATCCATTGCCATGGATAAATTAATCATCGCTGCTTCACGATTACCCATCTTGGGTTCAGGCGTACTCATCGGTGCGCCCATCGGTGGCATGGATGGATCAGAAATGACATTGTTTTCATCAGCAGGTAACGCAGGTGCGCCTTTTGGACTGGCTTTGTCTCTTTGACTAGCAATCATTTTCATCATTTCATCTGATGGCACACTCATAACATTCCCTTCAAGTTGTACATAGGTTACTCAGTTTTACAAAAATGTCAAGTGGGGGTCTTATTTAGTTCTCCCACCCCCTGTGGGAGATGTTACTGGCAATTGCTTGCCTTTTTCCTTCTCACGGGAAACTATTAACGCCTAGTTTTCCGACCACGCTTCATCATCATTTTGCCGTACATACGCTTCTCCTATTTAACTATCCCCTAGTCATTCTGCCATAACTCCGCATACTTGGGTTACGGTCATTCGATTGCATACCTTGTACCCGATATTGCAAGGTAGGTACTTCAGTTTTAGCGTTTAAATTGCTAGTTGTTTCTCTAGGCATTGCTGCCGTTGCTTGTACTGGCTTTGCATATTCCATTATCCGACCTCTGGCTCTTTCTTGTTAATTTTTTCTCTAGGATTCTCTCTTGGTAGATTTTGTTCCATTTTTTCTCTTTTTGCTAGCTTTTCTTTTAATAATTGTTTCATAGGTGGTTCAGTCAAGTCAAGCAAGGATTCTCGGTCAATTGCACCGACTTTAAAGAGATTAAATGCCATTTGTTTTAAATCTTCCGTAAAAATGGGAGAATTACTGTGTGCATCTACTTTTACAACAAAATCATTGGTAAATTGTCTTGGAATAAAGCGTAAACCGTTCTCATCAGTAAAATGCGTGTCATCATACGACTGCATCAGCTTTAAATACAAGGTTGCGACCTTTTCCAAGCTATCTTCTACAATCAATGCACGTTTCTTTGCTCGACTAGAGCCTAAACGGGCTAATTGTGAGGCATGACCCTGACTTCTGACACCAGATTCACCTCTACCTGATAAAACGTTGCTAATTCCCGACACTTCGGAGAACATGGCATCAACTTCATGGATTACTTCAAATAAATCAGGTGGCATTTGTGGTGCTAAACGATCAACCCTCGCGCCTGGCATATCTGAGGCAATGTACGTACCAGCACGGTTAAGTGCCATGAACTTTTCATCAACAATACCTGAAACACCGCTATACACCGTTGGAGGTGAGACTTGTTTACTGAGTAAATCTAAAATTTCAATCATGCGTTGATTACGCAACTCTTGTAACTGCACTAATTTCTGACATTCACTTTGACCCCACAAGTAATCGTACTGTGGATTAGGACACAGTTGTACAAATGGACATTCACCCTTTAAGAACATACTCTCGCCTGGGCGATCATATAAAATAATATCAGGTGAGGCAATCGTCACAACTTGATAGTCTTGGGTATCATCATTCCATACCCACAACTCACGCATCTCTATGGTATCTTCAGCTACTTGGGGTGCATAACGATTTACGCCACCTAAATCTAAATTAACGTTACCGTAAATGGTTGCGCCTGATTGACTCATGACAATACGATTCACCGCATTAGGCATATCATCATCACTTAACTTTACACTAGCAATGACTCGTTTAATAATAGATTCTCGTTGTGGATGCGAGTACAAACGGGCATACAGTTCAGATTTAGTAATGTAATAAACTTGCAAAATTGCTTCTTGCCGATCTGTATACGGTATATCTTCACGTAGTACACCCATGCTTGACGGATCAATCATGTACGGCACAATGCCACGGTTATAAACCAGTTTGATAAAGGTTGTGTTGTAGACTAACGCCCATGTCATAGCTAAAGAAAAAATTTGATCGGCATTCGAATTAAGCCATTCATCATTTAGAGCTTGAGTAAGTATGGGTGTTTTAAACTGTTCTTCTTCAGGTACAGCAGCTCCGAGCGAAATAGAAAACCGAGTAGTCTCGGCAGAATATAAGAAGCTAGTGAGCTGATCTAAATGCGGATGAATTTTATTAAAGTAGGCAGGAGGCTGTTCAGGCGAACTACCGAATAGATAGTAAGAGCGCAAGGAAGTGTAATCTGCCTTACGAGTTTCCATCGAGATTGAACATTTCTGCATCAGATCAAGATAAAAATCTTCTCGATCAGCATGATTAGTAGGTATTCTCATCGTTTAATCTGTAGGTTATCGGGATCACGTAAACTTGAGCTTGGATCAGCCCGTGGTCCTACTGTAATCCCTGCTTGGCTTGGTGTCAACCCTGCGGACTCACCTTTTATGGATTGACTATATCTGCCAGCCAAGATACTTTGCATATTCATTCCTTGGAACGCACCACCCCAGATGGCGTTATCCCCTGCTCTGGGTTCTTGCGGAGCTTGGGGGGTGGGCGGTTTCTTGAGTTGGTCTTTGTTACCCCGTTTACGTGTGGCAAATTTTTCGGCATTGGCATACTCTTTTTCGGTAAACTTGTTGTTTCTGGTGAGATACCCTGCTTGATTCTCACCCTCTCGTGCGGATTTAATATTTGACATTCCGAATTCAATGGCAAGTTGCTTGGATGACTTGTCGGTAAACTTGGTTTTTGCCGAAACAAGCCCAGGAGCTTGGAGGTGAACTTGGAAAACTTCATGGGTACATCCTTTCATTGGGCATTTTGGTTGACGGCTTTCAAAATAACCGTGGTGATCGCATTTAAAATCCTTTAGAACTGGCATCATTTTCCCCTTTTACTGTTCATCTAATGGTTTAATACTGTAATCATACTTGTTTTTAATACCAATTTGTATACCAATCTTGCCATTTTTCATCACTAAACGGGTATCTTTTTGCATAATTGGCTTGGCTTCTCTACGAAACTCCAGAAAACGGGTGTTATCTCGGTTTGCCATAATAGCTACTTCACCATCTAACCAATGATAATAGCCTTTACTGACTCGTCTTTGGACATACTCGGTTAACGGTTCGGTCTTATAAATAAAGACATCGAGTAAATGATTACGGGTGATACCACACAGATCAGCAAATAACTCTTGTGAGATGCCACGGTCATTATCAGACAGAAACCGTTTGATTAAAACCTTTAACTCTCTTTTAGGAATAGTCGGTTTCATTTATTGATTAATCCGTCTGAGCCGTATACCCCAATTCTTTTCAAATAGTCACTTACGTTCCTACCCACGGTGAGTTGTTCAGGAGTAAAGTCATCTTGTATCCGACTAACGTGCTTAGTAATCTTTTGCATAATGAGGCGAGGCTGTACTTGTTCAGCAAAAGCAGCAGTAGCTAAAGCACAGGCTATGACCCGATCATCTTTATTGCGCCCTGTTGCCATAATTGAGCCACCATCCCGAACAATGGTTTTCATTTCCTCAATGGTATCCATGTCTACAATGTCCATCATGCCACGCTCAAAGAAGTCTTTCATGTAAGACAGCATCCGTTCTTTGGTAGCTGCCGTGGTTAGCCAACCAATACTGTTGGAGTAGCCACCAAGGGTATCGTTTCTACGCCAGATATAGTTTTGCATATTGCCGTAGACATCGGTGAGTTCTTTACCAAGGGCTGTACCCATGGCTGCTGCTTGTCTTTTGAGATTCTTCAGTTCATTGATAACAGCTTGACCTGGACCATTGACTTCTAAGTTTAAGGTAGAGTTTTTGTAAGCACCAGCGAGGTGGGCTAAGACCCACGCAAACTGGTAGGTGTTCATTTCTGCTGTAGCAAAAGAGGCGACTTGTTCCAAGCCGTCAGCATAACAACGAAAGACTTGTATACAAAAGCGATCAGCCCAATCAGAACTACCGTAGGCAGGATCAGCACCAATGACATAATAAGCGGTATCAACTGGTTCTTCCCAAATCTTGAGAGTGCCAAGCCTTTCTGTTGACTTAATGACTTCTGTATCTTGAAAATTGACTCCGAATGAATAACGATAACAATCATAGGTGCGTTTTTTAAGAGCTTTGACAGCATCAGTACACCTTGAGTTAGAGAAGAATGAAGTACCTGTCATGACAAAGGCGTAATCTTCGGTAGGAGGAAACTCTTGATACATCAGACTTTCGTCTTTAATGCCTTCCATCATCTTCCAACGCCACCACGCCATTTGCCTAGAATTAATCTCTACGCCATATAACTTCTTAATATCTTTTACCCACTCTTTTTCTTCACCTGTTAGTTTGCCATCCCAATAGACTTTATACGTCATACCTTCAGGATCGAGGCTATATAACTCATTACGCCACCACCCACAGAAGATGGCTCTCTGTGTCCTTGCTCGTTTGGCAGTAACGTACATATCATGAAACATATTAAAACCTCTGGCGGTACTCTCAAAGAGGTATAAACGGTGTGGATTAGTTTCAGCAAGAGAAGCAAGTAAAGATGCTAATCCTTCCTCATCTCCCCAAGAACTTGTTTCCGTACCATGCAAGTATGTAATCGCCTTGCCACGACCCAAACTTCCTTTAGCTCTAAGTCCAGCGACTTGATAAAAGAGACGAGAGCGGTTTTTGAGGGAAAGCTGATTGCGGTTGTGAGCAAGTAACGGGATGCGATACTCTTTGGGTAAACCATCCATATACATGGCGAGGGTTGACCTGAACATATCTCGGTTTTCTTCGGTGTCGGTGGTAAGTGTGCCTTGTAATCCTGCGTGGATAAAGTGCCAGTAGAGGTCAAGGGCGAGTGAGACGGTTGTGATTCCAAGTTGTCTACCTTTCAAAATAACAAAGAAATGAACATCATCTTGTAAACCTTTGGTAATCTCATCCATTACATAGGTTTGTGACCCTAAGAGAGTACCCATCTTCTTGAGACCTTGTTCTTTCGTCTCAATCTTGAGCTGTGAACAGAAGTTATAAAACTGTTTTTGATTAAAGGCGGTCATGTATTCTTCTGGTGATCAAACTGTTCTGCTTCTTAAAATTCCCAATTGGCAACCTTTACCCGATTAACCTTATCTTTAGCACATTTCACTAAGTCATTGACTCTGCCTTCAGAATAATTCTTCTTCCAAGTCTCAAATAAGGCAATCTTCTCAGCATCGGTATGGCATTGAATGACTCTTTGCATCTCTATCTTAAAACAGATGCGAGACTCATACAACTGTTCAGACCATGCCTTTTCAATGTCTAAGGTCACTAGCATCATCTAGGTCATTAATAATGGCTTGCAAACGATCTAACTCAATCTGCGCTGCTGACATTAACTTAGCACTCTCAGCATGAACACGCATTAACTCATGGAAGATTTGCTCCTTATCCATAGACCAAATACTTTGCATATACTTGCGCTTTGTGTCATCAGACACAGACTGTATTTGTTCAGCAAGAGATGTCATTCCGTTCGCCATACCCGTACCCCGTCATTTTCTTTTCTGGCGATAAACTTCATGCCTAATTGTTTACCCATCCGATAGTTGGAATTACAAATAACTTGTAAACTCGTGTCCTCAACAAAGAAACTATCACTAATCTCCATAACCTTATAGGGATAACTGTTTCTAACCCTTATTTTAGGTAACTCTCTATTCTTTTCTATTGCTAACATATTCACCTCCTACGCAAATAATAGCATAGTTCAGAAAACACAAATTTTCTTTGGGGGGGGAAGGGAATAGGTCACGCTCTCAACTAGACTCAAACCCATTTCAAATCCCAAACAATAGTAAAAGGATTTAAAGAATCGCATCAACCCAAAGTAACCCAAACCAAAAAAGAATAGTTAGTTGATCATTACCGTTAGTTGATTGTTACCCATTACCAGTAAGCACCAAAGGAAAATAAACCCTTTTCTATAGAGTGTGAAGATGCGACTATCTATCCTCACATCTAACAGTAGATCGAATAGACTATAGACATATTATCTATACCACTATTATTTAAATTTATAGTTATCGTCTATAGTCGCATATAAGTATATATATCTATGATCTATTTTAAGATAGTGTAAACCTATCGTTTAAAAATTACAATTAAAAAATACAATTAAAAATAAATTAAAAATAGCTTGTGTTTATATATCTACTATCTATATAATCTAATCATCATCTAAACAATGATAATTAAATTAACTAATTAAGGAGTTTAAATCTCATGGAAAACAAGATATATCAAGAAGTAACGGATAGAATCATAGCTAACCTAGAAAAGGGAGTTATGCCTTGGATTAAACCTTGGCATACTGAAAACACACTAGACAAAAACATCGTATCTCAAAATGAATATAACGGGATTAATCGTTTAATTCTAGGTATGTCAGGATTTAATTCTAATGTTTGGGGTAGCTTTAAACAATGGGATAGTTTAGGTGCTAACGTTAAAAAAGGCGAAAAGGGAACGGCTATCGTATTCTACAAACCGTTATCCTCTACTAAAGTAAACGATCAAGGGGAAAGTGAAAACTCATTTTATGCTTGCTTAAAAACATACTATGTATTCAATGCCGAGCAAGTAGAGGGTATAGAGATCAAACCACGTGTAACAGTAGATAAACCATTTATGAACAATGTATCAATAGATGAGTTAGTAGCCAATACTGGTGCTACTCTTAAACATGGCGGAAATAGTGCTTACTATAGACCTAGTGAAGATTACATTAATATGCCAATCAAATCCGATTTTATGGAAGAATCAGGATATTACGCAACGTTATTACATGAGCTTACTCACTGGTCAGGTGCTAAACATAGATTAGATAGAACTAAGGGTAAACGTTTTGCGGATACCGCATACGCCTTTGAAGAATTAATTGCAGAGATCGGTAGTGCATTTTTATGCGAAAAATACAGCGTAAAAGGTGATATACGTCATGAAGGTTATATTGCATCATGGCTAAAAGCGTTAAAAGATGATAACAAAATGATCTTTAAAGCAAGCGCATACGCTCAAAAATCTACTGATTATATTGTAGGATTTAAAGCACTTGAAATGGTAGCTTAGTAATACCTTATAAGCTCTTAGTAATAGGAGCTTATAGGATTGTTATTAGACAATCATTACCTAACTTTAAAAGGATAAAAATTATGTTAATAAGTAAAGAATATTTAGATGATATAGCCGATAAACTCAATATGATGGCTAATAATCATGGAATAAATCCGTCTTACGAATTAGCTTTAAAAAATGCTACTTACATTATTAGATGTATACGTAGAGAATTAGAAGAAGATAATTTTCAAGTTACTAGCTTTAAATTAGAGGGCAAAAAAGTATGAAAACCCTAATTAATTAGTCTAATCTTATAAACCCTTATATATAGGGGTTTATAGGGCTTATTCTAAGCCGATACCTAACTAACTATAGGAGTATTTAACATGAGTGTTTATTTAGAACGTGGTTATAAAGATCGTAAAGAATATTTGATTAGCTTATCCGAAAATATGGGTATATCTAAATCTATCGTTTTCACTATTGCAAGTATCTTAGGCGCAAGCGAAGATTTTGACGGTTTAATAAGCGAGTTAGAAGATAACATGATCAATGGGGAGTATTAATTATGCAAAATGAAAACCTAACGAATGATGAAATAACGTGGATAGTAACCAGTATCAATAATGAAATTGGAAGAATGTATAAACAATCATTGTCGTTTGATAAGTTAGATTCTTGGAAGTATAAGCGTGAGAATGAGGGATATATAAAGATTCTCTTGAGTGCTAAAACTAAACTAATCCTTAAACAATTCAAAGGGGTATAGATCATGCAATATTGGATAACATACCACGATAGCAAATACGATCATACCCGTAGAGAATATGGAATAACTAATAATCCAATGGATATATTTAGAAAATATTACGAGATTCTACAGAATCATAAGGTTCTAAGTGTAGACATTGATAACCTAGAAAATAAGGGGATAGCATGAACCAAGACCTAGCAATTGCTTTTAACAGGGCAAGATATTTTAATAAAAAAATGATTATTGAATATCGAGAACACAACAATAGTATTTATCAAAGTCAGATTAATTATCGTGAGGCTGATTCAATGGAAGATTTTAAGGAACGAATGGCAAAATCAGGCACTTTAATTTGTTACGCAAAAATATATACGGAGGAAGTATGATTGATTACATTCTTGGGACAATCTTTAGTATTGCCATAGGATTGATTCTAGCAAGCATTTGGATATATTCTAAGGGTTGGTATTAACACAATAGAATTATCTTATAGAGCCTCTTTTAAGGGGTTCTATAGGACTAATTTTAGTCAAAACCTAACTAGGAGTATACAAAATGAGTTTATTACAAGAGATGGAAACCCATGGGCTTGCTGATTGTGAGTTTAACCGTAAATTAATTAATTGCACATTAGTGGTAAGAGCATACAACCAGTTTGGTGAATGGATGGATGATCTAGGATATTTTAAGTCTAAAGAATTAGCAGAGTTATGCTTATTAAAAGCAAAAGAAGGCGATTCAGGAGATGAGGATTCATGGAATTATCACATTGAAGAATATACAACGGAGGCGATTTAATCATGGAATACATTGTTAAAAAGACTATTGAAGTTATCTACACTATTGAAGCTGATTCTAAAGATGAAGCTATTTTATTAGTTAATAGAATGGAATTAGATGAAGCCGATCAAGTATCAGTCTATGAGATTGAAGCCGAATCAATTGAAGAATATGAAGAGAGTTTAAAATGATTGATACTAAACATTACATGATTGAGTATTTTGAAAGTGCCTGTCCCTCTTACGATAGTTATATGGGTAAAGATGCTCAGGAAGCCGTGGCACATTTTAGAAAAGATTATCCACACGCACACTTGCAAAATGTTTGTTTAATCCTTAACTTTGAGGAGATTACAGTATGAAAGCTTAATTTATATATTTGACAAGGGGGTTTACAACCCTCTTTTTTTTTGCTAGTATCTTTTTATTGCGAATTAGACAGCGCACATTTAAAGCCTCTTGATAGGTGTTTTGTTAGTTTAGGTAAGTAAGTCGTGAATTTACCTAAGCTACTGTCTAAACAAAACATCTTTTAAGAGGTTTTTTTATTGCCCTTTCCTCGTAATCGTTCTCCATACGATAATAAGCAGCTCTGTTCGTGCTGGCGTGGAAGGAAAGCGAATCACCTACGATAAAGGTTACACGGGTGCGTGAGGTTGCCAAGCCAAGCGATAAACAGGTAAGTATGCTGATATAGGTTTCTGT